CAGCGAGATACGGCGGGTTGTGAAACCCCCGCCGCTTCGGCCAGCTTGGCCTTGGTGCCGAAAAACTTTACTGCATCGTTAGTTAACATCTTGACCCTCCACTTACCTTTTGTTGTGAAATTACAACTTAACAAAAGGCAAGTCAAATTAATTTATATTAACCAGATGAAAATGAATTCTCTAAGTGATCGCCTGAAAACACGGCGTACAGAATTGGACCTATCCCAGCAACGCCTGGCGGATGTTGTGCATGTTTCGCATGTCACCGTCTATAAGTGGGAAAATGGTGAAACAGAGCCACGTGGGAAAAACCTGTTTTTGCTTAGCAAGGCTCTGCGGTGCTCGCCAACATGGTTGATGTATGGCGATGAAACTCAAGCGCCGACGCCCGCATCTGAACTATCATCTGAACTTGATGAAAGGCAGGTAAAATTATTGGAACTATTTGATTCTCTTCCCGAATCAGAAAAAGAACGTCATCTAAAGGATCTTGAAGAAAAAGTAGATGACCTAAACGCGCTATTCGAAGAATTATTGCTCGCCCGAAAAAACTCGAAGAAAAAATAATCAAAAAATCAAGTAATTAAGCAATAGACTATAAATTTACTTAATTTATGGTAAGTTAACTATTGACCTTTTACTTACCTTTAGTTAAGGTATCTCTCATCAACACGACACACCGCAGACAGGCATGGATAACCCACGAAGTAGCCGCTCGAGGCATAGAAGATCGGGATGATTTGCGGATAGTTAAAAAGTTTATGGACCAACCCGCCGATGGCGGATACCCGAGGCAAGACCTGACAGCTCGGAAAGACGGGCATCTATTTCAGTAAAGTAAAAGGCCCACCGAAGTGGGCCAAATACCCCAGTTTAACATCATGGGGCGATGCCAGCAGGGACCAACCTACTGGAGTCGGCGAGGGGACCAACCCTCACCGGAGGCAAGACCAACGGAGCGTAAGCACCATTGACCAAGATGGTGATTATACGGCTGGGAATTATTAAAAAACAACAGCAGTTATTCAGTTTAAACGTTCTGACGGCGGGTAAAAAGCCGCACAAATTCACGTAGCCACAGCGGGAAAGTGTGGAGAGGCAAGACCTTAACGACCCGTTCGCCCCACGTTACGGGGCAACCTATACACCTGAGAGCGCAGCAGTACCGCATACATTGGCCGAGGTTTGCGGGATGTTCCAGGCCCACCCGCCGCCATTGGAGCGCGGCGCCGGACGATGGGTAACCGGCACAAATTCAATTTAGCCTCCATGCAGTAAATAGGCTTACCCGGATGATGTGGATAACGAAGGGCGGGAACACTCCCTGTAATGCAGGCCAACCGGTGGCCGAAACGAGTGATAGCCGCAAAGCTGGTACATGGGTTAGTCCCTGCAACTGGACGCGACGGCAAAGGTGACAGTCCGGAGAGACGGACATCCCGAGGACTGGCGAATTTGTTTGGGATTAAAGCAGGTTCAGTCTACCACTCTGAAAAGGGCAAAACCCTACACAGATGACAGCCGGGAAAGACCGGCACCTATCCAATGACCAAGAGGCGACCAATGAAACTTTTAATCAAAGAAGTGAAGGTTTTTAGCATCACCCGCGATGTAGCCGAAGTCACAATCAATAACGAGACGGTGGGCTTTATCTGCCGGCAGAAAGACGTTGCGTTGCCATTCGTTGCGAAGTTGAGTGGTGGTTACCAGCTCGGACAGTTTGATTGTAACCAATGCGCTATCCGTGGTTTGGTTGAGCTTGATACCCGAGTTTCTGTGCTCAATGAACAGCACCAGGAAGAATACGCTTTCCGATCCCTTGGCCCTGAGCATGGGGAGATCGTCAGGTCCATTTTGGAGGATATTTCAATTTTCCCGTCGTTCGTACACTAAATGCAAAAAAGCCCACCGAAGTGGGCTTCTTTACCCCGGGTCGCCGACCAAAGCTAACCGGGCATCGCTGCCAGGGACCAACCCAGCAGCAGAGGCAAGACCAACGCAAGCGCTGACCTTAAGCGCATTATATCGATATTGAGGTTGCTATGAAAGCACTTCCCGTGACGCTATACATTCACCATTCCGCATCTCAGGGCAAATATTACGCGCTGAATGCTGACATTTCCAAAATTAATACTGATTATACCCTTATCGATACTCGTACCGTTGAAGTCGAGTTTGATGAACCGAGTAAAATCGAATTAGTCAATCTGCAAGTTGACCATCTACGCAATGTAAAATCACGCATCGCCGCCGATGCACATATAAAACAATCCGCTATTGACGACAAAATTCAATCCCTGCTCTGTATCGAGCAGATATCTGAAATCCCCGAACCAGACGTTAATATTCCCGATTCCGGTGAATTTGACGAAATTCCGTTTTAATCCCCCAACGACCAGAGGCAAGACCATGACCGATTATTCGTTATTATTTAAACCCAAGAAAAAGGCGCTGGCTAGCGGCGCGGTTCCCCTCGCTATTGCTATTAATGCTAAGACTCAGAAGTTAGCCGTAATGCAAGCGACCATGCTTTTAGAAGACGAAATGCCCGGCGCCAGTGACAATTTTTTCAGTCCGGATATCATCGAAGATAAGATCGGCTCGCCCCGACCACCGATTGGCCGTTTTGATGAAATATTTGCCAAAGAATACAATTTGGTCGACGGTGCTTGGCAGCAAATAAATCCGCCAGTTGATGAGGGCCATACAGAAATAGATCTCGAAGCTTCAGTAGATTTCAATTCCTTGCCGTTACGTGAAAAAATAACCATCATTGTCCTGATCGGCAAATCAGAAATAAAGCAACGCGATTTGTCTATGGCTATTGATTTTCTCAATGATGATGAATCCAGCGCTCAATTAATGCCGGCCATCGACGGCATGAGCAGCGTCCCGGCGCTAAACGCGATGTACCCGGAAGCCTTGATCAAGTTGAATGATGCGGTATTCTCGACATTCGCCGCCCCGTTAGACGCTGAAAAAATACAGAAGTTTGCCGAAAAATGGGTGGAGGCACCCCGAGATCGTGATGCGCTGGCAGGCAAAAAACCAGCGCCACAAAACACCGTAACTAGGATTACGCCACCGCTCCAGACTACCGACACCCAGATCACCCCGCTGGTTATTCGCGGGCCATTTAAAGACCGGCCATTCCAGCATAATTTCGATACCCTGGATCTGGAAATAGCTGTTGTGCTGAAATTTGATGTTGACTGCTGGGACGTGGGACCGCGTCAGGTCGCAGAAGCCAGAAAGTTGATCGAACTTGACGATAAGAATTTTAAACTCTGGTCGATGGAATTCCGGATTCTTGGAAAATCAGCACTGGAAATACCACGCGAAGCAGTGTTTGAAATCGTACGGGCTGGCAGAGATTTTTTGCCATCCCCACCGCCGGAAGCGGTGCTGCGAGATTTCCTGCATCAGCAGATCGCATCTATCGAAATGACGGACGCGCCGGATGAACAGCCGACACCGGCAAATGACGCAGCAGAAACCGTCGAACAGGCATCACAACCGGCTGACATTGCAACAAAACCCGCAGAGCAGCCGGCCACCGCCGCACCGTCGATACTGGAAACATCGGTAACCAGCGAACAACCGTCAGCGCAACCCTCAATCGAGGACGAAAAACAGGAAGTGCCGGCCGCTGAGATTAAGCTGCGCACCGTTGAGCTGGAAAACGCGATCGACCGTATGCCGGCGAGCGCTCAGGAAAATTTGTCGCTCTGGCGCCAGGTCCATAAAACGGACAGCATATTCACAAAACAATTTACGAATGACGGTGGCGGCACGTCGATCAACGGCACCTACATGGTGATGCGGGCAACTGAGCTTTTCGGGCCGCAGGGCATCAACTGGGAAATCGAGATATTAGAAGAACGGTTCGACAAGGGCGCCCCGATATTTCAAAACATCCCAGACGCCGCTGGGAAACTCGTCCGTTCCGTCATCCCTGATGGGAATGGGGGCTTTATAACCGAGCTAAACCACGTCATTAAAATCCAGCTTCGTTATACCTTCGGTGGGAAACGTGGCCGCATTATCTCCTACGGCTGCACTCCTTATCTTTACAGCAGCAAATACGGGCCCATCAGCGACGGTGAAGCGCCGAAAAAATCGCTGACCGATGCCACGAAAAAGGCACTTTCTCAGCTTGGTTTCAGCGCTGATATTTTTCTTGGTCTCTACGACAACCCGCAATACCGCGAAGAAATCGGTCAGGAATTCGCTATCAAGAACGCCAGCGATAAAGCCGAAGATGTCGCCCGGCTGCGTAAAGAGCTGGACGAGAAATGGCTCCGTAATGCGATGACTATCCAGTCTGGTGTATCGCCAAACGAAATCAATGCAGTATTCGCAACAATCGCGCGCGAAGTTGAAGTACACCGTAAAGCGGCCGAAGCGAAAGGCGATGCCGAATATGCAAAATACCTGTCCGGCCGCCTGCGTCGGTTGAATGATATTAAAACCGAACGTCTGGCCCAATTAGCGGGAGAAACAGCATGAGCGTAACCGCTATTGCATTAGCCAATGACTATAAAAAACTCCAAGACCTGATCGAATCCGGAGAGGAACTCACGCCGGAAATGATTGCTGATACCGTCGAAGGTGTAGAGGGCGCGCTCGGTGACAAACTGGATTCGATATTCTCATTTGTCCGGAATCTTGATGGTCTGGCCGTAACGTGTGATGAAGAGGCCAAACGTCTGGCGGCGCGCAAAAAAAGCTTTGAGACACAGGCTAAAAACATTAAGCAATATATTTTGAACTGCTTGTTGGCGGCCGGACTGGATAAACATAAAACCACATACAACACGTTCACCGCGGCGAAGGGATCGGTCAGTGTGGTCATCGATAACGAAGCCCTACTACCTGATGAACTGGTCACCACCACGGTTCTCATTGCCCCAGATAAAAAGGCCATAAAGGAAGCCATAGATGCCGGCGTTGATATCAAGGGCGCCCATATCGAAATTGGTCCGCGTTCACTGCGCGTCAGATAACCACCGGCCCCGGCAACGGGGCCATGGAGGCAATATGCTTAGAACCTATTTGGCGCGTGGTGACGTCATCAACGTGACGTTTGAGAACGGCAAAACCGGCACCATTGAGGCGCAGGCCCGCAGCGAACTAACTATCGAGTTTCCGCAAGCCGTCAGGTTAAACCGCCCGCACCGGCCGCCAAAGAAGTTGATTAGACCTAATCAGAAATAAACAGCCCGCATGGTTAGCATTGTGGAAACCAACGAGGAAACCACAATGCAACCATGGCGCCCGGGCGTATGCCTGCTGACTGAATTTGACATCAAAATTGGCAAACTGTCATTCAGCGTTCGAAAAGATGTTTTAACAAGAAACCATATTGCCGCAGCCGTTGAAGCTGCCGACCAGGCAATAGCCGACATAATGAGGCAAGACCATGTCAGACGCTTTAACCAACCAGGAGCTAATAGAAATTACAGGATTTAAACAGCCAAGCAGGCAGCGCCAGGCGCTAAGAAGCGCTGGCATACCTTTTATGCCCAAGCGGGATGGTCGCCCTTCTCTAACGTGGACGTCTTACAGTGCTGCGCTAAGCGGCAACAAGATGCAAGCTGCTGACAAAGATAATGAAATCCAACCTAATTTCGACGCAATATAATGGCCAGAAACAGAAAAAATCCCGCAGATAACGCATTACCTCCCAGGGTTTACCGTGGAAAAAGTCAATACGAATTCCATCCTATTGGGGGTGGTTCAGTAACACTTTGCCCCCTTGATTCTCCGCTTCATATTGTATGGGATAAATACAACGATTCGAATAATTATAAGGAAGCACGATTTACGGTTAGCTCTATGATCGAGCGTTTTCTCTGTTCGGCAGACTTCACTGGTCTGGCTACCGAAACACAAAAAGACTACAGAAAATATTCTTTGAAGATCATTTCAGTTTTCGGCGAAGTTTCTCCTAATTTAGTGAAACCCGAGCATGTAAGGCAGTATATGGACAAACGCGGGCTAAAAAGCAAAACTCAGGCAAACCGGGAAAAAGCTTTTTTCTCCCGTGTGTACCGGTGGGCCTATGAGCGGGGATTAGCAAAAATAAATCCCTGTAAAGGCGTTCGGCAATATAAAGAAGTAGCCCGCGATCGCTACATCACCGATGCTGAATATGCAGCGGTTTTTTCCGTTGCCCCTATCCTCGTCCGAGCGGCGATGGAAATTGCCTATTTATGCCTGGCTCGCCAAAGTGATGTGATTGCCCTCACCCGCGGTCAGCTACTTGAAGATGGTATTTTCATCCGTCAGGGCAAAACAGGTAAAAAGCAAATCAAAGCATGGACCGACCGGCTAAAATCCGCTATCGATCTTGCGGCAACGCTACCGCTAAAAAATGGCCTATCCAGTCTTTACGTCCTACATCAGCCTAATGGTTCACGCTACTTACGGGATGGATTTAATAGCCGTTGGGCAAAGGCAAAACAAGACGCCGCCGAAAAATTCCCAGAGCTAAGTTTTGATTTTACATTCCATGATTTGAAGGCAAAGGGAGTTTCCGATTTAGATGGGAGCTTACAGGAAAAACAGAGAATTTCAGGGCATATGACCATCAGCCAGACGGCAAGATACGATCGGAAAACGCCCATCGTTCCAGTCGTAGGTGGTCAGAGAAAATGAATTGTTATGCAACACGCAAAAATCATATTAGGAAAGATATTAGGAAGGGGCGATTTTCAGGCATAAAAAAACCGTCTCTCGACGGCATCAACTTACTCGTAACACTTTGTTTTAGTTAGATAAACCAGATTGGTACCCGGGACGGGAATTGAACCCGTACAGCCTTACAGCCGAGGGATTTTAAATCAGGCGTATAATCGATATTTATCATGCAGTTACACTACAACATCCTAATATAATTCATAAAAGAATCATTTATTAACAATGATATAACTGAATGAATAGAGAGATTTTAGGAACAAGGCTTTGCATAAATATCACGTTTATTGAGAAACCGTTAACCCTCCCTATGCGATGGTATGCGTCGTTTCCATTACGTTCCATTTACCGCGTACGGTTTGGGCCACTACCCTGGCCCTTTTTTTATTGCGTAACCGGTTGGGTTTGGTCGGTAACGGATTTTATATGGCCTCGGGTTTTACATCATCTCTTGAAGTTAATTTCAATTTTCTTCGTAATAAATCACGAATATATGGCTCCACCTTCATACACACAAGATAAGACAAAGTTCCGATAGCTATAATCACCGCAAATAAAGCCATCCATTTATTCAAACCCGACATTACTGCAATCCGCAGTAAGAATGCGCCAACAATGTCATGCAACAAATAAAATGGATATGTCATAAGGCCGAAGATTCGTAACAATTTTTCTGTGCGTTCACTGAATATATTCATAGTTCTTTTATTTGAAAACACAAAGATAATTGCAACTGATAGTATCCATATTGAAATTGGCAATAACCAAGAATATTCTACTTTAGTAGCAGATATGAATTCTTTTGCGCGAATGAAAACCTCAATAGATCCGCCAAGGAAAGACAATGTAAACATGAATTTCTGCCATAAATTTAACCGCTGGGTTGTCGACAGAAATAAAAACATACCTAAGGCGAAAAGACACCCGTGCCGGAATTCCAAAAAATTATTGAAAAGATATGAATTATAATTTGTCAATGACAAGTATTTCATACCTAGAGCAAAACTCCACCCTAAACTAGCAAGCAAATTTAATCCAACATAGCTAAAACTAAGTATGGTCAGTGCTGAAGCTAGGCGTACTAGAGTAACTAATTTTGATACAAATAGCGAAATAAAAACCAGAAGATAAAATGAGACTTCAAACATTAGTGTCCAATAAACACCATCTATCCAACCAAATTCACCAAAATCATTAGGAAGCAAGATCAATGTATGTAAGTAACTAAACATCAAAGAATTGTTAATAGGGTTACCATTTATAAAAATAATCATCATGGTAATCGTTGCACAAATCCATATTGCAGGATAAAGCCTCAAAGCTCTTTTAATCAGAAAGTGAAGTGGCTTTTCACCTAGGGCTGAATTAGCAATGACAAAACCAGAAAGAACAAAAAATATCTCAACACCGACCCAACCTATCCGACTGATAAAATAAGTTTCCCCATAGCTCGCGACTTGATGAAAAAACTTGCCTGGAGTTGAGCCAGCAAAGGATGACCAATAACAAAGATGAAACATTGAAACAAAAATTGCCGCAAAAAACCGCAGACCATCCAATGCCGGAAAATAGCTATTTTTTTTCATTTTAACAGATGGAGTATGTTCAGATGCTTCACTTTATCCCTTCATGGCATCATTGCCAAATGATTTACCTGAGGTTTCAATCTGTCGAAGCACTCGATGGCGCAGTGAATGCCTGACTCGCTGCGTCATAGCTATACCCAGTCCCGGCAATAGTGCCATCAGGAATTATTACGACTGTGCTGCCAGTGGGTTTGGTCCACGCGGTTACGCCGTCCCAAACTACTGTGTTAACAACAACCCCATTTTCAATCACTGCATAATTCGCCATTATGCGTACTCCTCGATAATCATGTAACCAGGAGTTCCGTTTCCGCCGGCCTCTGCGGGCCCGCTAGATCCCTGTGCTGCGCCGCCGCCGCCAGTACCATACCCATCACCTGGGCTCCCCGCTGACTGAGATCCACCATAACCGCTATTCCCGAATGGGGAGCTGCCACCGTCCCCCCCCTTAATAGTGGCGGTAGTCGTTCCCGCAATAAAACGAGACACACCGTTTGTTGTCGACAATTTTGCCACTAACAGAGTTCCCGTTGATAAGGTGGGGAGAACGGTTCCAGTAGTTCCTACTGCGAGCGTTGCGGCGGAACCTCCTCCAACTGCCGAGCCCGCACCATTACCGCCCGTGCCTCCAGGTATAGATAAAATGGTACCAAATGAGGTTGTCCCACCATTCGTTCCGTTATTGCTGCCAGGAGCGCCCCCGATTCCGGCTGCGCCGATGGTAATAGGATAAACTGTCGCTGAATTGATAGGTATGAATGCCTCAGCATATGCCCCAGACTGCCCTCCAAATGCGGTAGCCTGAAGGCTGGCACCACATGCAGGGCAACCACCACCACCGCCCCCAGCACCGACACCACGTACACGGCCCTTGTTTGTTCCTGGTGTTGGCGTGTAATTGCTCGATGATGTAAATATCTGAATATTTAGCAATCGCCCCTTGAGCGTCCCGTCGCTTGAACCAAGGTTTGTGAGAGCGGCCGCCTGGGCAACTGCTCCCGCAGCTTTGATTTCAGAAAAATTATTGGCCTTCTGCAAAAAACTGGCCGCACCATTTGAATTTAGCGCCGCAATCAGATTGTTGAGTAACGTTGTTGTGTCGCCGTTATCCAGCACATCTACCGTTAATTGGTTGGAAATAAATTGCGCCAGGACGCTGGCCAGCACCGTAGACTGACGCAGCGCCTTGTTTACCTGTGCTGATGATGCCACGCCGGATCCAAACCCAGATAAGACCGCAGGCAGTGCTGCATAATCCGCCTGGTCAGTCACGTTGGCGCTGGGCGCTATTGCGAACGGTTTAAAATCATTTGTTGCCATTATAAATTAACTCCCCATGCTCCAGTGTCGAAACCCGATAAATAATCGTTGGCTGTATCAAACCCGAAAAGTTTATTTCCCGCTGATGGCGTTATGATGTTGCCGCCAGAATAAACGCCAGCGGCTTTGACGGTTAAATAACCCTGCTTAATCACTGCAATAAGTTCTTTTGAAACAGTATTGATACCGTTCTCCGCGAAAAATAATAGTGATATGGTCATATCCTGGTTATCAACAATTTCCATCCGACAACCAGATCCCATCAATGCCGTATCGAGAATGTCAGGTAAAGAACCGTTCGTGCCGTCCCAATGATTGATTGCTATTTTGGTTTTCAGAACCATGCGATAGACATCATCGCTCAGGTTCGTAAACCCCTCATCTGGATCAAACGGCCCTTGCCAAACGCCTTCATCAAATCCAATACCAGCAGTATCAAAGGAAAAATAGATACCGGATATTGGTGTACCAACAACCCGCGTTCGGCCTATCCACTTACCCAGAATATCAAGTTGATTGCCTACGGCGGTATCGATGTCAAACGCGGTAATCAATGAAGTTGTGGCGTCAGAAACATCACTCAATGGCCTGGTTGATAAATCGATATGAGAGACAAAATTCGGCTTCCCGGCGTGGTAATTGGTGATCAAATCGGTGTATTTACTCATGATGATACCGTTAAGATAATATTATTAACGTCGCAGGTCGGTGATTCATTCCACGCGATATTAATATTTGCAGCAGCCAGGGCAGTAGAGACTTTGCCGATTTGCAAATCAATAATGTCGTAATATTGGCTGTTTCCGCCGCTCACCACCCCAAGGTTGGCGGGAGAATAAACACGGCTAAGGAGAACATCAGCACCAATAGATAATGAGTTGATGTAATCCGCAATAGCCGTTTTAATTTGGTTACCGATGGCTGTCGTATAGCCAATAAATGCCGTAATGGTAATAGCGACATAAATTGGCACATCAACTGGACGAGAAAATTCGATAACATGCAAATTGCCATAAACGTCAGCAATCGTGATGCTGGTCGTTCCGTTGGTACTGACGCCCTGCCCCTTTCTGCTGTATAGCGTCTGGGCGATTTCGTTGACATCGCCGCCCTCAATGACTGCTGAAATCGAATGCGCCGGCAGACCGTTGGCGTCCACTGTGCCGGTATCGTTCTCAAAAAGAACGTATCGTGATACACCGCTCAGACCGGCTATTGCGCCATCTATGGCATCAAGCGGCGTAGTGGATGCCAATGTGGTGCTGATGGTCTGCCGGGCGCGTAATTCCGTATCGGTTTCCGCCGCCGAGCCGATAGCGGCCGCCGAGGGATTCGTCACGGACGTCCATCCCAGCGTCGGGGTATTAATCTGCGTCACGGTGCCGGGTAGCGCAGCGATTGCGCCTGTAGTCTCAGAGGTCGCCGTGACTGTCACGGTGCCATCGGTTCCGATCGTCGTGGTAGCCGGCAGGTCCCATATGATGCCGTTATTATCTTTCACCGATCCATTGGTAATTACCGTGCCGGTTGTGCCGTCGAGTTGTACATCAACCGTGGAATTCGTGGCTATTTGCTGAATGATGCCATTAATTTTTACCACACTGGCCAGCCCATTCCCCTGAGCTGTCGCCGGCGAGAATGCGTTATAGACCGCGATGGCCGTGTTGTTGGCGTCGTTGATGGCCAGCGCCACCAACGCCACCATTTGGCCGTCTTTGCTATCGGGTTCCAGATAAGCGTCGCTGCCGTAAATCTGTTGAAAATAACCGGTGATTTTCGTCAGGATTGTTTGATAATCGGGCGCAGAAATGCCCGTGGCTGAGACGGTGGCCGCCAGCCCTAATGTGTCGAGATCGAGTGCCATTTATGCCCCGCTGCTGACCGTGGTTGTTCCGTAGATGGTGTCAATGGTCGCGGTAAATGAAAGGCGGCGTGTGGTGCCGTCATTGTTTGAGTCAAGTGATTGAATGGAATTCACACCCTGTGTACCGCTTATGCGATCGCTCACGGCCAGGGTGTAGACCGCCGCCTGTTGTTTGCCGAGGATAGATTGAAGGTAAGGTGTCCCCTCAGTGGTATCGAGAAACCATTGACCCTGCCAGAGCTGAAACCGGGTAAAAACGGCTTGGGCCACACAGTCGGGCGAGTTGACTAAAAAGGTGTTGTCGCCCTGGCCGAATGTGTAATCACCGTTTGCGTCCTCTCGTCTGTATCGCATCAGTTCACCTCGCCTGTACTGTCGTTGCCACTCTCGACTTCATTGTGGGTATGGGTATTGCTGATGTCCTTGCCATTCGACGTCAGCGAGCCAATAAAATTGATGGCACCGGTGATCTTGGTGGCCACACCAGAAACAGCACTACCAACCATACCGCCCAAGAACGTAAACAGACCATTGACGGTAACTGCTGCTGAAAATGTCGCGGTCGGCGTGGTGACGTTTAGACCACCTGGCGCCACAATATTCATGGCGTGAGTGGTGGGGTTAATTTCCAGATAGGCCAGACCGTCATCACTGCGAAATTGCGCGGTAGTTGTGCTGATGCCGCTGATTTTCTTTGCCTGCGACTGCGGACCGACAATAGCAAAAGCGTCCGCAAGATGATGCATCCGGCCGGATACCGGTTCCTGAACGCCGCCAGACTGCCACCAGAAATCAATGCAGCGGTCGGCAAAAATCACCAGGCATTCGTCGCCGGCCGCAACCGGGAACGTCAGCGTAACGCCACCACCGCGCGGAAAAATAACCGGCACGTCGACCAGTGGCTTAAGGATTGTCGATGCGCCGTTGATTTGTCCCTTGATGGCCGGCTGCACAACACAGGTCATGGTGTTAGGGTTGAACGAATGAATGATGCCCGGCAGCGCCACGCGAAGGCCAGCCGCTATGCTGTCGCTGATTGCCTTAATCATTTGCTGTTCGCCGCCGATTTGGGATTGAAGTGGTACGGGCATAAAAACTCCATAAAAAAACCCGCTCAAGGCGGGTAACTGATCAAATGTCAGGATAGTCGTGTAACAAAGCTCGGGTTAGGCTGATATCCCCACTAAAACAAAGGATGATTTCATGGACATTAGTCTATTTATCACCTCGATCAAAAGCGCTATCGGGGCGCTTTCGACCGTTCAAAGTAACGCAGTCCTTCGCGAGAGAATCACTTTCATTTACGAGCAGATTGAAGTAATTCAGAAAGCCAGCGAAGCTACCCAAACAGAACTTGCCGAGCTTAAAGCAAAGAACCTGGAACTTGAAAATGAAATAGCGGCTTATCGGGCAAAGGATCAGTTTGTCCAGCACATGGGAGCGGCCTTTAGAAAAGATGCCTCTGGTGGATACATCAAAGCGGTTTATTGTCCCAACTGTCTTAAACAGGTCGGTAGCGGGTTCAGCGATTTTCCTTTCCATTGTAATACCTGTGGTTGGACTTCTGAATTTGAAGGGGGAAACTTGGATTTTGTGATGCGGTCGTTACCATAACTAAAACCTACCATCAGATAGGTTACTTCATCCTCACACAATCATACGTCCCGTATATCCGCGGGACGTCCATGTTCGCCTGTACCAATTGCACGTTAAGAATGGCCTTACCGTCCTTTTTCACGTAATCCATACCGAACCAGTGACCAGGCTCAGCGGTGGGCACCATCCACTGAAGCATCAAATTTTCATAATCTTCTTTTTGCTTCAAGAAAGTTAATTTTTGTGTTTCGGGGCGCTGACCATTGATGTGCATAAACCCATCACCAGCGGCCTCAAGATGAAATGGGCCACACTGCATTCCACCAGCAATCGCCATCGGGGTCACAAATAGTAATGTAACCAATATCTTTTTCATCATTGGCCTGTATAAGCCTTTTCAAGGGTGGATTGAGACATCAATCCCGCATTCCCGCGCGCAAAGCACATCAGATCCATATACCACGGTTGCCCTCGCGTGTCGCCAGTATAATCTATGGCCTTGACAATATAAACACCATCAGCGGCGACACTGGACGGATTTGCCGGGGTGCCTTGGATCACTTGATTACCGTTCACATTCTGCTCTGATACGCGCCCTGGTGCTGCGGCCACATCCTGATTAGAAAGAGAGGCCCGGTAAACAGACGCCTGATCAATTTCCACCAGCCCGTTAATACGGATATTGGGGTTAATCAGGCATCTGACATTCACGCCAGCGCCCATGGTCTGCTGCGGCATCCCGATAAGGCCCGTATTCGAATTTAGTTGGATAGCCTCATAGAGATACGCATTTTCCGGCACCATCTGTATCTGTCCGTCCACCATCTGCCATGTGGCCTTGCACATCCCCGCAATATCATCCATGACATCGGCCGATTTGTGATACAGGGTAATGCCGCGGGGAAAGACGGTGGTCGGCATATCGCCGGTAGCCCCCTGCGTTATTCCATATTCACCAAATCCCGCCAGATTGGCCTTATAGAGGTCGGCCACGGTATAACCGGCCGCCAGGGTCAGAGAAGAATTGGCATATAAGAACGCTTCATGATCGCCAACGGCCTGAATCAATATCCAACTGTCGGTAATATTGTCTTTGCCGGTTACCGTGAAGCGGAGATCGCCGTTAAAAATGATCCCAAAATTTTCACCGCCAGTTTGTCCCACCTGGTCGGCGTTGATGTTCTTGACCGCGCCGACTTGATTTGCCTGCACCGCCGGTGCGATACCGTCATAACCGGCGATGATTTTTATTTTTGAGAATTCCTGTCCCAATATCCGGTTATTGGTGGCCGTCGACAAATTATAGATACGGACGTTTGCCACGCGGGGCCATCGCGTATCGGCCCACTCAATACGAAATGTCACTTTAAAATCAGAAAGGGAAATGCCCTGCCCTTTTTCATTGAAAAGCTGTAGCTCAAAATGACGCATCCAGTTTTGAGACATGATTACTCCTGTACAAAATATAAATGGCTGTCGGCGCCCAAATTTGTGCTCGTCGGGTATTCCTGGGTTTCGTCGTTGCTGATCACCACCAGCACACCATCAATGCCTAGTTGCGGGTATTGGGCCAGCAGGTTGATGCCAGAGACCAACGGCGCGCCGGTCAGCAGTGAATTGCCCCCGCTGTCCAGCAAATCCATTATCCAGCCAGCCGCGTCGCGCCAAATCAATTTCACCTGTCCGGTAAAGTTTCCCAGGGCGATATTAAATTGCTGGTTATCCGCTGTGAGAGGAATTTCCTGAATGTTCATTTTACGGGCATCCCCAGAGACGAAAGGACACTGGCCGGAATGCCGCCCAGCGCACCGTTTGCAGATGAAAGTAGCGAGCTGGTAGGCTGCGTCAGCGATTTTGTCCCGGTATTCTGTACGGCGGCCGTGCTGACACCCTGGGTCATATCAGCCTTATCTGCCACCTGGATAGTTTGCGTTTGCGAGATGATCACTTCGTGCAACGTCAGGACGCACATCAATACATTTTCAGTGGTTTTATCTGTCGTTACCTCAATAATGCGCATCAGCATATTGTGATAGGTGCGTTTACCGGTAATGACATCAAAAGGGATTCGCGTTGATTGGAGATCGAGAAGCTGCTGATAGGTTTCCTGCGGACTTGTGCCAAGGCTAAGCCCGATTGAAGAGGTATCGGCAAAATCCACCAGTGAGCCGCCGCCGGAAAACCCTACCTCCATCGTGACATCGGACGGACGCCGGTATGCATGGTCCGCGATAAAACCCGCGCCTGACGAACTGGCGCCCCCGTTAGCGCTTGTCACCCGTTCCACAGGGTGTTCAGTAATTTCCAGTGTGTCGCTATGTTTTTCCGATATGACGACACTCGGCACATATACGCCGATACGGCGTTTGGTCTGGGTAAATAATGCAGAGAGAATGTCCATTATCTGGGTGTTGTCCCCATGTCATGCGCCAGCCTGGAATTAACCCCCGTCTGGCGCCCAGCCACTTCCCGTCCCGCAGCCAATGGATCAGAAACACCAGAAATATAAATGTTGGTTTCCTGCTGGATGCCGCCGCCTGGCATATTGCTCATCACCCGAGGAACATAATCGCGGGTTTCCTGCGGCATCAAAGCCATGCCGTATTTTTGGATATTTCCCGGTCCCCAATTATAAGCCCGTAAGGCATCAGGTAGATTGCCGTACTGCTTGATCAATTTACTCAACAGTTGCGCCGCCGCCTGGGCGGACTTCATCGGATCGAAGGCGTCACCGGGCCGCAGCCCAAGTTTGCGCGCCGTATCCGGCATTAGCTGAAATAACCCCTCAGCGCCGGCCGGAGAAACGGCGTTCGGATCACCTTTTGACTCAGCGATAGCATCAGCGCGCAGCAATCCAGTGGGCAGATGATAGAGCGTTTCAAGTTGAGATAGCACCGGTTGCATCCATCCCAGCAGTGCCGAACCGGCAGCGGTGGGCCTTGGTGCGCCAGTGCGATTACCCATCAAACCTGTACCCGGCTGAGCGTTACCAGACAGAGGGCTGATAACCTGTAGCGCAGAAAGAAGCGCGTCGGCCACATTTTGCGCAAACGACGAGTCATTCAGCTTTTTAACGGTGTCAGAGAATTGGTTGGCAACGACTTGAGGAAGATTGGTTTCTCTAATCCGTTTCGCGGACTGAGCATGCTGCTCTGCCGCTTTTTTAGTATCGAGCGCTGACTCCTTCATGGAATCGGTAACAGCCTGCTGCTCGGGCGTTACAGCCCCATCCGAAAGGTTTTTCGGGATGGTGATTTGCTGATTTAATCCCCTATGCCACCAGTCAATAACTCCGCCGATAAGACCGTTAACAAATGTTTTCCCCTGATTGCGTTGTTGCTGTTCCTTTTCTCGTTGAATCAAGAGCTGGCCCGGCGTCATATGTTTGGCTTTGGCTTCATCTTGCAGATCGCCGACCTTCTTCCATGCATCCACAAGAGCCATGGCGGCCAGCAGCGGGCCAAACCCTCTCGTTACCCGGGCAACAGCGGCTAAAATGCCTAGCGCCCATTTTCCGCCAATATAAACGGCTACACCTTCAAGCACATGCTGCCAGCCGCCGACATGATTTTTCAGCTCGATAAGCTTATCCCTGATCCAGAGAATCGCGTTTTTCGCCTGTTCAATATCCGGTTGCCACTTTGCCCAATCGATTAGGCTCTTACCGCCTTCTTTCCAGGTTTTGTAATCGTCGTACAACAATGCGATGGCGATAGCCAGCCCGGTAATAATGCCGATAGGCGATGCCCAGAACGCGCTGTTTAACACTCGAATAGCGACCGCCAGCAAGCCCAGAAAGCCGATCAGCTTCTTGCTCTCATCGCTGAGACCTTTCCACCAGTCCATCAGGTCGCCAACAGCCTGCACAGCCCGGTAAGCCATCTGACCGAACACACCGGCAAACCACAGAACTCCTTTGACAACTTTGGTGATGGTGTCCTCAATTTTGGGAAAATTCTCGATAACTTGCCGGCGAAAATTGTCGAGCGATCCCGCCAGCCCATTGGCAAGATTGGAGCCGATTTTATCCCGCGCCATGCTGGCCATCAGACCAAAATCGCGCAGCGACGTCATGAATTTATTGGATGATACGGCGGCCACATCAGCATTGAAGCCAATCGCCTTCGCCATCGCCGTGTATTCGCCGCTGAACTGCCCGAGGCCGCGCCGCATCGCCAGCAGCGTGTTTTCATCAATGCCGAGCATCTGCGCGTACTGATTGGCCCGGTAGTACGGCATTTTGCTGAGCTGAGTGCCGACACCGGTAAAGATAGACGCCATATCGCGCATATTGCCGCTGGCGTCCCGCGTCTGGACTCCCAACCGGTTCAAGAAACCCTCACCGCCAGGATTATTGCGCATGAACCGCGCCATACCCTCCAGCGCGTTCTGGGCGGCGGCTGCGCTGCTGCCGGTTTGCGAGGCGGCATAACCGATGGCCTGTATGCCCGCCACCGTGGCACCGGTGCGCTGCGATGACCAATAGAGCTGATCCAGGCCGCTGGCAATCTTTGCTGTGAACAACAAAACGCTGGCTGCAGCACCTTCTGCGGCCAGTCCGAGCTGGATGACGTTTTTAGTAGCTCCAACTACCGCCGCCTCAAATTTACTGTAGCCTGCGCCGTCAATCTGGAAACCCAACGAAATCAGAAAATCTTTTAGGACATTAACGTTCATTGGCGTCTCTCCAGCGGTCTACGCGGGCGCGGTTGTCTTCTTTCATGTCGAGGTAATCATTCAGCAGGGCAATATCAAACAGGTCGATGGCGCCGCTTTTGACTTCAGCCATCGAGGTCATGCCGGCATCTATCGGGCGCAAAATGTAGTCCTCGCCGCCTGGCAGACTGTCGAGTTCTACGCCGACGGCGGGGCCGAGGTCTTGTTGTCTGGGCGTCCTTGAAAAAAATTTCCAAGCGAATCCCCCACAACTTTGCCGACGATTTGAAGAATATCCATCATGTCCAAATCATCAAAATTGATGATCTTGTTTACCCGGTCAAACACCGGCGTCCAGTTCGCTCCATGCTGGCGGCTGGCCACCGACAGGCACGGGAACAATATCGCGTTTAAATCTTCATCAGACAGATCAGCCATGGATTGCGCTATTTTTGGCAACATTTCCCCAAAGGGCGGTAAAACCAGCTTGGGCGCTTCATCATTTTCTGAGTCTGGCTTTTCCTCCGTAATTAATTTTTCACCTGGCTTTAGCTCTTTTAATAAACCCGCCACTACCGGCAGCAATTTGCGGGAAACTTTGAGCTGGTCAAAGACGCTCAATTTTGCGGTGCGGTACTGGTTGCCCTTGAGTTCGAATTCCATCATTTAAAATGTCCCCAGAATCTGGTCGATTTTGCCACAGTCGAATACCCACGAAACGGTTGTGCCGTCTTTCGCGTTGGCATGATCAGGCTGTTTCTGGAATGCGACGGAGCGGGCTGTCGTGATGTCGCCTGACGCACTGTTACGCACGACAATGACGTTATTGCCCCAGAGCGCGGACGAGAGGGTTTGCGCGTTATAGGCAATGGAAAGTTTCTGATTGACCGGCGAGGTTTTTAAAAGCTGAACCGTGATAGTGCCTGATTTTCCGGCATGCAGACTATGCATCACTTCACCGTCTGCGCCGACAGTCATCGTGTTTTTGGCCTCAGCCATGGTGACTGTAATACCTTCCTGCGAGTTGGCGGAGCCATACCCCAGATCGATAATGCCAGTCGGGCCAGTCAGCGACGCACTGACGTCTACAAAACTGTAAGTACCCATTGATTACCTCACCACATTGATTTGCACATCAGAGTAATGAACCGCACCGGCCAGCTTACAGGCCACCTGAATCAGCGGTGCCTTGCGAGCCTCGCGATCCGCCTGCGCCTGGCTGGCCACCGGTGCGCCGTAGGCGTAATACCCCTTAGTCAAAGTGTCACCAGGTGATAAGGCACCGATAGGGCCACCATTCCACACACCAGGCGCCACCAGCCCATTGGTTACCGACTGATCCATGGATGCTTCAACGTTGGTCAATAAACGCGTTACGCCGGCGTCGGTCTGCGGAATTTTGGTGGTAGAGGTGTACATCAGGTTATAGAGATTGGTCTGAACATAATTTTGCAGCCAGTCCAAACCCTGGCGCTCATCGAAGAAATCGCCGTTTGACATGACACCTTGCTGCAGGATGGCGGTATCGTTGGAGTAATAGACATAAACGTTAGCGTTCTTGCCATCGATCGCCGCCGCTTGCGAACTGGTCAGGGTTTCATAAGTCACACCCGGTTCAGTCTTGAATTTCAGCGTGATAGTGGTGTTGCTGCCGGTAAAATCAACGGTAAAGGCCCGGCCAAACGCCGAGATAGCCGCATACAGGCTTGACGTGGAATACTGCGTGAACGTGCGGGCATAGCTGGCCGCTTTGAGTTGCGAGGCCAAATCTGTTGTGACGGCGGATTGCAGCGTTGCCGGTTCGGCAGTCGTTACACCAAAAATCCGGCTCAGGCTATCAGCCTCGATAGCTGCGGCCACTGCTAACACATCCGTGTCAATCAGAGAAACGGTATCAGCCGCCACCAGGCCATACCAGCTTGTGAAATTCTGGCAAGCGGTGACGGACTGCAATAAAGTTTCGACGGCACCGGATTCTGCGGCCGCCAGCGTTTTC